GAAGCAGCAACAATCGTACTTTAAGTAAAACAAATTATTAACTGCCCCTCTTCGGAGGGGCTTTTCTTTTAGGGGGTTGCCTTGGCAGGTAGAGATATAACCGAAGGTCGTGCCAATAGAGCCATTGCTGTAAACCTTGGTATCACTCAGGGTAATGTATGGCAGAACTCAGGTATCGATTACGACATTGCTATCAATGGTATTCCGTTTATCCTTGACGCTAGCGCCGACCATCCATATGAGCGCAGCACAGCTCCCTTTCGTAAGAACCAGTTCGACACACAGCGTGACCCGGGTGAACAATCAATCACCGGATGGTGGCTTCGTAGCCAGTCTAGCTTCCATGCTGGGCAAGGGATTAACTTCTACGACCCATTTGCCAACCCTTTCTCTACAACCCTAGCCTCTAACTCATACCGTTATTCTCAATCATTTAACGTTAACCCTTGGAACTTTGGTCAAGTAAGTCTGCTTCATTCTACTAGCTTATGTACTTCTACTACTGCTGCTACTCACGTTGAAGCATATCATGCAGCAGGTGATGGCGATTATGTAATTATGTTGGATACCAACATCTACAAGGTAGCAGCCGATGGAACAAAAACTACATTGGTTACTGCATCTGGCAGTATTTATTCGTTTACAACAGATGGCACTAATCTATATTATTTAGACGCTACTCACGTTTGGTCTAAGCCAATAGCTGGTGGCTCAGCAACTTCTTTGTTTGGAAGAACAGGAACCATTAACTCTTCTGCTATGCACTGGGTTAAACAACGCCTTGTTGCTGGTATTAACAACAGTCTTTATGAATTAGTAGGCACTGGCAATAACATGCCTAGCCCTGTATACACCCACCCTAACCCATCATGGCAATGGACTGACATTGATGAAGCCGGTCCTGCTATTTACGCCTCTGGCTATGCTGGCGCTAACTCAGCTATCTATATGTTTGTACCCAACACCTCTGGTGTCATGCCTGTACTTACCTCTGGAATTATTGCAGCGCAATTCCCAGAGGGTGAAATCATTTACTCAATGTACTCACACCTTGGCACTTACCTCATCATTGGAACTAACAAGGGTGTGCGTGTAGCACAGGTAGACCAAGCAACTGGTTACCTTAACTACGGTCCACTGTTAGTCAACACAACCAACCCAGTTCGCGGCTTTGCTGCCCGTGATTCTTATGTATGGTTTGGTTCATCAGTATCGGATAACGTTGCTAACTATGCTGGTACATGGCGCATTGATTTATCTAATGAAATCGATACTCTTCGTTTTGCTATAGCTCAAGACATCTGTACTACTAATGTATCAGGAACTACTTACGATATAGCCTTTATGGGAAATTCAAACCAACTAACATTCTTAGCATCTAGCGATGCTGGTACCCCATCTGGTCTAGGTTTATACATTGAGTCTGCTACACAAATGGCAGCAGATGGTTGGATACAAACAGGTTTCATTCGTTACAATACCCTTGAGCAAAAGAACTTCAAGCGTATTGTGGCACGTGGTGACTTTGGTATTGCCCCGGGTACAACTTATCCTTCAGGTGTATCCAAAGGCTCAATGACTATTTCAACTGTAGATTTAAACAAAACCCTTTACGATGCAGTCTCTTATGACTACGACATTGGCACCCCTGAAGTAACCATCACTTCTCCATCTGGAGCACAGGATGCTATTGCCTTACGCTTTACTTTGTACAGAGATGCTACAGATGCAACCATAAGCCCTATCTTCAAGGGATACCAGCTTAAGGCAGTACCTGCTACTCCTCGTACCCGTATCATCAAGATACCTTTAATGTGTTATGACACAGAGACAGACCGCTACAACGCCACCCTTGGCTATGAAGGCAGGGCTTTTGACAAGCTTGCTTCCCTTGAGAATGCCGAAGCTGCTGGTGATGTGGTCACCCTACAAGACTTCCGCACTGGCGAAACTGCCCAGTGTTTGATTGAAGAACTTACATTCATTAACAAGGTTAACCCTGACAAGAAGATAACCAACTTCCAAGGCTTAATCTATATCACGGTTAGAACGGTATAACATGTCATCAGATACAGCAACCATTGTCTACTCATACTTCTTCGTAGCAGCAGCTTTACTTGCCGGTCTTAGTCTTGTTGCTAGGCATACCATTGCTAAGTACACAGATGAACTCAAGGACAAGTTAGCCAAGATTGAGTATGCACTGTACAACGATGGACATACAGGTCTTATCAACAAGGTAGACCAACTAATCGAAAACCAAAACATTATCAAGATTGACGTAGAAGTTATGAAGGCAAAGGCAGACCTATGAGCCAAGCTCAAGACGTACTAGCAGTAGCCCACAAGTATGTGGCTGCTGGTTACAAAGAAGGTGCTAACAACGATAGCATCTTTGGCAAGTGGTACGGACTTAACAACCAGTCATGGTGTGCCATGTTTGTTTCCTATTGCTTTGACCAAGCCAAGGTAGGCAACCTACTCGTTGGCGCTCAATCACCAAAGGGATTTGCTTACTGCCCAGCAGGAGTTAATTACTTCAAAGCTCACAACCAGTTAGTGCCAGTCAAGCAAGCACAGCCGGGAGACATCGTGTTCTTTAACTGGAACGGTGGCAAAGACGCTGAGCATGTCGGTCTAGTTGTCTACAATGATTCAGCTCATGGCATCCTCGATACCTATGAGGGCAATACGGGAGCGCCCGGACTCAACCAAAGCAATGGCGATGGTTGTTACGAGAAGCGCCGTCTCTACCAATTCGTGGTAGCCGTAGCTCGCCCTAAGTGGACTGCGTAAATACCCGCGGGGACTAAAAATTTATCGACACGCTGCGTGTTTTAGATGCCATAAGTTTGGCTCTGTTAATATTAGGCACTGGATATTCTACTGTTTGGAATGTCTAGAAACTCTAGAGAAAGAAGACAAATGAACATCTCACCAAAGGTATGGACAGTACTAGGCACCTATGCCCGTGCGTTCATCGCATCAGTTGTAACTCAATACACACTAGGTAACACAAGCGTGAAGGCTCTCTTCGCTGCAGGTGCTGCTTCAGTAATCCCAGTAATCCTACGTTGGGCTAACCCAGCAGACCAATTCCCAGCGGCTCAACCATCAGTTAAGGCTGCAGCTGCAGTAGTAGAAGAGCACACAGCATAGCCTTTAAACGGCTTCTAAGGGCTATTTAAGCCCTTGAACCCCCATCTCTGGTCTTAGGACTAGGGGCGGGGGTTCTTTTTTATTTCCTGAAGCAGGTCTTCTGGCTTTAATAGGTAGCCACGGCTTGGATTTGGTGGCATATGGTTGGCTATAGGACGCCCTTTTAAGGGGGTAATTATGGCGAGTTGCGCCCTTTTCACGAGCAGGATGGCATCTTCCATCACAAAGCCCCAGTAATCGGCTGAACTCACGCTTAACCCAGATGGCTCCCATGATTGGGTAGCTTGGTAGAAGCACTCGGTTTCAATGAACAGGTTACCCGTATCTTTCCAACGACGGTCGGTCTTAACCTCTACGGTTTGACCACCAGTGAGCAGCCCATGAACAAGCTGCTCTCCGGCGTACCCGTCCCGGTAATCTAAATCCCAATCTGAATTCTTCACGGTGTGTCTCCCTGACAAGAGTTCATTTTGCGATTATAATTTCCCATGTTGTTGGATAACATTACTATCTGTTTCTTAATCTGTTAGTCATTCTTCTTCTCTGTACAGAAGTAGTTCCTGCCCAGTACCCAAAATCAATTTTGTTTTCTAATGCATATTCTAAACATTCTGCTTTTACATCACAGACGCCGCAAATTCTTTTAAGCTGTGGCGGATAAGACTGGCTTTCATTCTCTACAAAAAACATTTCAGTATCTGTTCCCAAGCAATTAGCTTGGGCTTTCCAGTCTTCTTCTCTCATTAGCCACCTGTCTTGTAAAACCCACCGCCTTTAAAGTGGATTGGTACGGCGGACCATACTCGCACCATTGTGTTTCCGCAAGTGGTACATGGCGGTTGCATAGAGTCTTGCACTTCAATGATTGTGTTACAGGTCTCACACTTGAAATCGTAGTTAGGCATTTTTTCTAATCCAAACTTGGTCACCCTTGTTAATAAAGGTGTATTGTCCGATGTGTTGTTCTAGGAACAAGTCAATGCCCGGACGCGGTGCAAAGTCTTGGTCAGGTAAACCATCGCCCCATGTGTAGTCATCAAAGGCAATGATTCCGTTAGGTGCTAAGCAAGCCCATGCACCCAAAGCATCTTCATAAACTGCCTTAGCTGTGTGGTCTCCGTCAACATACACGAAGTCAAAGCTGTCAGGCTTTTGGTTATTGAAAAATTCTTTAGAGCTAATACGCATAGAGCGTACGTTCTTGAACTCATCTACCTTTGCTTTGTAGGTTTCATAGACATCCTCAAAGTCCATCTGATGATGAACAGTCTCAGTCTTGGAACCCTTCCAAGTATCTACATCTATCAAGGTAGAGCTTTGGTCAGTCAAGATATTCTTTAGTAGCCATACGCTGGCATCACCAGTGAATACACCAATCTGACAAAAGCGTAGCTGCGGTTGTCCTTTGAAGTGGTCAAGGTATTGAGCAAAGTTATCCCTTGCTACAGCTTCAAACCAATTAGGGTAGTTACTCACAGTCCATCCATTCGTCATCAATAGGGGTAGGCGCAGTGGTATATCTACCGCACTCTACGCATTGCTGTTTAAGGTTGTACCAAGCTATGTCTCTAGTCTCTTCATCCCACATGAGCTGGACTGCGAATACTCTGCAGCCACAGATACATGCAAAGGTAGGGATACCAGTTAAGTCATCAGTCATCTGGGTCAATCGTTGTAGCCACTAGCCAGAAAGAGACTACGGCTACGATTAGTAGTAAGCAAAAGATAATCATTCTTTGCCTTTGTCTGAGTTCCAGTACATCTTGTAGAACTCTAGGTCATAGGCAAAGCGCTTCATGTGTTTGACTGTTGCACCTGTGTGTGCAAACAATGGCACTTCAGCTTCCTTCATAGCACGGAAGAAGTTAATATCTTCAGAGACAAACTTCTCACCTACGCCAGTCTCGTTAAAGAATGGTCGCTCGCCGTGAAACTCACGCATCTTCTCTGCTGCACTACGGTGCATAAGAACAAAGCCAAAGCCAGCAGCATCTACCTTAACCAATGCGTTAGCTGGCAGCGGATGAATGTAGGAGATGACGTTAGGGTCTTTAGTAAACTGGAAAAGCGCTGGGAACGGAGTCATCACTGACTGTTCGTTCTCCTTGGAGATAAAATAAACCCCGGAAATCACTGGTTTTGTGGTCGGGTCAGCCTCGAACCATAGCTTCTCTAAGGCTTCATTGGTCAAGACAATATCAGAGTCAACCCATAGAATCCAAGGGAAGTCTGTATGGTCAAGCCAAAAATCAAAAGCGTTCTGCCTTTGTCTACCAATTTGATTACCCTGAATTCGCATCGCTGAACGAATGGGTACTTCGGAAGTGAGGATGGAGTATACCAACCCCTCGGTAAATTTTCCGTCGGTCAGTCCACCATCGCACCAACAGACGATGATGTTGTCATTCGTCAACTTCTTCGAAGCTGGATTCTGTTTCTTGAATTGTTGTGTCTTCGTCATGGTGTGGTTTCCATCCGCCTAGGTATTGGATAATGTTTGTAATAATTCTTTGTACCTTCATGCGAGCACCATCAGGTGTGGTCTGTAGCATGTCAGCAATAATGTTCCAATCAGGGACATCGAATGAGAAGCGAACCTTTAAAATTGCTTGCTTGGTTTCGCTGAGCTTGTAGTATGCCTTTGCTATATCTGAGCGTAAGCCCAACCAGTTCATGCCATCGCTAATCTCACCAGACTTAACTTGGTTACCCAAGTCTTTAATCTTGGCTGGCATCTCATAGGACTCGGTGATAACCGAAGGCAAGAATGTTTCTACTACTGAAGCATCGTAGTAGTACAGGTCTTCTACATCGTAGCCAGCGGTCCTAGCTTTTTCTTTTTGGCAGAACTTTAAGCATTGGTTACGCAAGGATTTAGCAATGAGCTTGTCGCTGTCCTTCATGTCCAGCTCCATCCACTCCTTAAACTTTCTAGGGTGGGTGACAAACCACATGTACATCTCTTGCTGCAAGTCATCTGGTTCTACCATCGGATACTTGCGAGAGTACTCGGTAGCAATCCTATACATCATGTCCTTATAGGTTAGCCACTGTTCTATCGAATGCTTCATGGAGTAACTATCTTCCCATCTACGATAGGTACTGCGTACGGAGTAACCTTGTTGTTCTTCTCAACCAAGATACCTATGCCTTGCTGCCAGTTGGCAATGCCAGAGGTTAGATAGCTTGCTTGTTTCATATCCATAAGGTGTCCGACTTCTAATCCAAACAAAGTCTTGTTCTTGCCATACAAACCAGTGGTCTCGTGTTGCAGACCAAGCTTGTGCGTATGTCCACAAACTACAGACTTGCCTAGCTTCTTAGCTAAGCTCATAGCAGTGGAGCCCGGGACTTGGACTGAGCGTCCTTCATCACCGTGTGCCATTACCCAGCCGGGCAATAGTTCTTTAAACTTATGTAGGTAATCTATCTTGAGTTCATCGTACCCAATTAGTTCTTCAACCTTGTTAGAGCGTAGGCTTCTAAGAGCCGGAGCATACTTGTTAATGTATGTTTCAATGCGGTCAGTGTGATTAGACCGTTGGATTACAAACTTCTTACGCCAACCCAGAGCATTTCTAAAGTCAAGCATAAGGTTGAACAGTCCATCAATGTCTTCTTGTAGAGTATCTGTGTACTCTCCAGACATGCCTTTGTTCCAACGTGAAGGTTGAGGAGCATCGAGCTCATCTCCCACACACCAAAGTTCAGTAGGCTTTTCATGCTTGATGAAGCTGATTACTTCTTTGATTGCTTTAGGGTCGTGATACGGGTATTGAATGTCACTGAGGACAACTACCTTACGCACAATAGCGATACCTTCCCATAGTGGCTACCACTTGTAGCACTAGGAAAAGTGTATTACATCAGTGTAATTTAGTTCATACTTTCTACGGCGTGTCGCACTTTGGATTCTAAGTCTTCAATAGAAGAATCATTGGTTATTTTTTTATCAAAGTCATAGTGGTCAAGTTCGTGCTCAGAGACATGGTTGTTAACCGCAGTCACACCCGAGCGCTCAATGCGCCAAATAGCTCCCTTGTAGTTCCTGATGGTCTCAGCTTCGTTCTCAAAGCGCACATCAGTAAAGACATACTTACCCTTGAGGATGCCTATGCGATTGTGAATAGAAAGCATTGCGCTATTTATCCAGAAATCATAACCAAATATCTTACGAGCACCTACGCCTAGGTCTTGCAGTAGACGGCGGACTTCATGGTTTTGTTTGGCAGCATCCCACCCATCAGCGTCTACAAGATTGCGTAGGTTGGTGGTACCTACTGTTGGGTTTACTTCGTATAGCAAGTTCCTGATTGGGTCAGCAAAGGCTATCCGGGTATAGTCATACTCACGGACAAGGATTTCTGCAACAGTATCCTTGCCCGACTGAGCATAACCAGAAAGCCCTATGAGATTAGGAGTCAATGGTAAAGTTCTTTGCTGTTAGCTTGTGCTTGTCTAGTTCTTTAAGCACCTTATCAGCTTGCCCTAGAGGGGCAGCAGCAAGTAAGCAAGTCAAAACAATCAGGAGTTTTCTTGATTCTTCTGGTCGGCTTCCTTTAGAAGCAAAATAAATATCGTAAAGAGCGCCAAATAAATCCACCGCTTTCCCTTCACCAACCGGGATTGCGATAGTACCTTCCATCTCCTTAACATAATTCCAAATCCCCTCATCAAGCGGTAATACAATCTCTGATTCGCTCATCAATCCAATCCTTTCCGTACTTTAAGATGACGCTATTTACGTCTTCATCATCTGGCATTGGGATAACTGTAGCATTGGATAGTTCACGGACTATCTTCTTGCCCATCTCAGCACCAGCTTTGTCACCATCTGCAAGAATGATAACAATGTCAAAGTCATCCAAGATTCTGGAATAGATAGGCTTCCATGAGGAAGCACCGGGTAGTCCTACGGTTGGATGAACCGTCTTTGTTGACATCATAATGCAATCGAACTCACCTTCAGTAACGCAGATATAATCCCTTGCGTTAAAGATTGACTGTGTGTTGAACATAGTTAGTTCAGCACCGGGTAGCCCTAAGTATTTAGGTTCTTCGTTATGCATAGCACGAGAACGTATATCTACTACGCCACTAGGCGTAATGTAGGGTATTACTAAGCGTCCTGTAAAAGCTTCATGTCCCGGTAGCGGTTCTACGACCACTCCCAAATGAAATCGACGAGCTTCGTCTACCGAGAGACCCCGTGTTGCTAGGTAACCCTCTGCCAATTCTATGTTTGCGGCGTAAGTCTGTGTCGCTTTGAGGAGAAATTGTCTGTGCGTATTCGATAGCCTCACTAAGTGTGCCACCCCTCTCTCTAATTATTAAATCATATGTATCACCAGCAACATCACAACCATGACACTTAAATCTATTAGCGTCAAAGTTAACTGCTGCACTAGCTTGGCTATCATCATGGAATGGACAGCGCATCTTGCGCCAGCCACTGCCATGTGATGGAACGGTAGCACCTATGTGATGGAGGTAGTCCTCAATAGAATGTTTGTCCATGTTCAATCATTACCGTTCTATTGGTTCAAGGTCTAGGTGTTCTCTAATCTTATCTATCTCTTCTTCAACTTCACAAATCCACCCAGCAAGAAATTCTTCTAACCCTGAGTGTTCTTCATGAAGTTCTTTGTGAAGTTTTTTGCGCTTGCTTTCCCATGTTATTTTAAGCATTATTTGTTTAGGATTTCTTTTAGTTCTGCCATGTCTATAATCAACATGTCTAGTTCTTCTTCAATCTCATCTAAGGTTTTATAGATATGGTTTAGCTCAAGCATAAAGAACTGATTCATATTTCTACGAAACATAGGTAAACGTATTCTCATTGACTCTTTCCTTTCAACGCTAGTTTAAGTAATTCTAACCAGACTTGTGCAGGCATAGAAGCGTACCACTCGGCAGGGCTTCCCCGTCCCCTCCGCTTGTGCACCACTACGCCTGTCCAAGCACCATCATTAGCCATCTCTGTAGCTAATTCTTCGAGCCAGCCAGATAGATTCATCGAGGCATGGTTCTTAATCTCAATAGTAACACCGGGTATACCTGATATGTCACCTTTGTCTAAGGTTGCACCAGCAAGTCGGCGGTCTGCGTACTGAAAACCTTCGGCTTTAAGCCACTTAACTACATCTCGTTCAGCACCTGAACCTTTAGCTTTGGCTGCATTAGCCATTAATAACCACCCAAACATTTATCAGAGTGAGTATGTTTGCTATAGCTCATTAGGTATTCACCTTTAGTGGGGGCAAATAACTCTGTGCCACAGGCACCGCATTGACCAAACCATTCTTTGCCAAAGAAATCATAAGTCATCATAGTTCTAGGTTTCATATAGTCATCTGCTCCTGTGTGAAGTCTCGGTAAACATCTTCAAGATACATTGTAGATGGGTCAAAGGATAGTTCTACGTAGGTAGCACCGGTCTGGTCTGCCTTACCGTATCTATTCTTAACCGGAGCTACGCATAGGTATGAGTCTAATCCATTAGGTAACATCTTCAAGCCTAGTGTTAGCACCATCGCTGGAATCTGTGCCACCTTACCCTGCAGAGCAGAGCGTGGCTGGCACGGAGTGCCGGGCGCACCTTCTTGTGTGTGGTGTAGCACTAGCACAGCAGCGTTGGTATCACGAGCCAAGAACTTTAGTTCCTTCATCGCTTGACGCATGCCACCGAACTCTTCATAGCCATCCATTGCTACATCCATTAGGTTATCTACCACTATCAGTGATGGGCTTCTACCCCAAATGGTTTCAAATGCAGCAACTTCTTCATCTAAATCTTTAAGCGTAGGACTAGCTTCAAATGACCAATACAAGTGGCTATCCAAACCAATTATATTTTCTGCTGAGTCAGGGTTAGTCTTTAGCAAATGCTCAGCAGTATTCTGAGACATCTTGCCAGACATAGCAACCAATCGCATAGCCATTGTGTGGGCATTGCTATCAGCTGAGAAGTAAAGAGTAGGTTGTTTTAATCGTGAAGCAATATGCAGGGCAATAGAAGACTTACCTGTTCCCGGTGTACCTGCTATGAGTGTTACCTCAGCACGACGAAGGATGATTCCTGCTCTCTCAAAGGCTTGAAAGGGAGCCGCTAAGGGCTCCCCTCCAGAGTCTGACTTACGAATCGAACGTCGTAATGTTTTCATCTATGTATTACAACCTCCATGCGTACAGGTCCAAAGAATAAAAAGATTGTAGTTCCTTTGCCTACGACTGGTCTCATTTCGCCACCGGTCATATCAAATTTATGAATCATTTTATAATTTTCTATGTACATGCCAAACAAAAAGACTTTAAGAGTTTTTGCTCTAAAGTTTATTTTCATTAGACAATCTTCTCTGGTACAAATGTTTGCCACTCAGGGCTGTGCTTTTGTACGTATTCATTACCGCACTTGTCTGTTGCTTCTTTAGCAGCAGGACAGAAGTAACCCTTGTAGATAGAGCCATCCTTCTTTGACGTTCCTTGCATAGCCTTCATCTTGCCATGCTTACATGAGCGTCCGCCCCCGATAGGGGCTGGGCTAAAAGGTGGTGTATCTACTATTTGTGCTTTCGGAAATGCGCTAGTAATTGTTGCTTGTGCGTTAGGAATGTTGCTTGGTGTGCTGAACTTAGCAGTACCTGCAGCTGATTCTAACTCTACGATTGCAGACTTAAGTGAATCAACCGCTAGTGCAACGGTATTGTCGAGCTCGTCAGGTGACTCTGCTCGTACTGTTACAAGACTACCTGCTGGTGTCTTCACAGTAATACTGATTCTTGATTCTGTGCTTGCCATTACTTTCTCCTTTACTTAGTTAGTGTTTCCATATGCATTGTGCAGAGTATCCACACATGTTGCATGCGTCATAATTTGGGAGGTAGATATTATCACGTCTAGCCCTCTCAAACATATCTACAAGCGTCTCAATCTTTTCATCCGTGTACGGAGTCAAGTCAATCGGCTCGGAGAATTCTTGTTTACGTGCCATCCAATAGTATCCGATATTAGCTTCAATACCTAGGGTTTTCTTTAAGCCATAGCGATAGAAGGCTGGCTGTAACCCTGTCTTAGGGGTAGTTTTGCCGGTCTTAATATCAACTACTGCTAGCATGCCTGTCTCTTTGTGGCGCATGACTCTATCAAGATACATCTTGACGGGTACCTTGCCCACATCGCAGCTAATATCTAATTCAACCATTGGTGTGCCATCTTCAAGCTTGGCTAGTTCCCATACCTCTGCTTGTTCTTCACGCCATTGAACCCAATTAGCAAAGAATTTATAACCATTGGTAAACCACCAATCGCCATCCTCTGGGTCTCGCTTAGCATTGGCTACTCGCCATGTATTAGCGGTAGATAAATCGTATTCGCTACGTTCTTTCTCGGTAGCAATCCATGAAGCTTTCCAAATATCTAATAGTTCTATCATTACTTTGTCCACTTACGTTTAACAACAAAGTATCCATAGATACCAAACCCAACACCTAAAGTATCAACGGTAGCAATCCAAATAAAAATAGCTTTAATCATGGGTTCAACCTGTCGTATTGTTCGGTTGCATGGTGTACCGCAGAGCCCCCGTAAAACCACCACGCTGGCTTCTCAGCTAGTTTCTCTACTCGTGATAGGTAATACTTCCAACCACACTCTAACCATGTAGTCAGGGATGAATAACTTATATGTTCAGGGAGCTTTTCCCCGTTAATTTCAATCATGTTTAACCTCTCTCTTTTAATGTAAGCAGGTAGGAAAGGAGAGAGTCAAAACCCACCCGCTTACGGTCACATACTATCAGATAAGTAACGGCTTATCCGACAGTGCTAAGCCGTGTCCACGCACACGGATAGCAAAAGTTCTTTTGTTCGTGGTAGTCATAGGTTGGTACCCATATCGGTGCTGAACATGTAGCGCACTTAGTCTCTATGCACTTGGTCGTATTACTTGTCGAAGCTTGCGTCATCGTCTTCATAATCGTCCTCATGTCCTTCACGACTGAATGTAAATTCTTCTTGGCATTCAGGGCAAACCATTAAGTCTTCAACATAGCCTCGGTCATCGGTTGCAAAGTCTGCTTCCCAATCAAAGCCACACTCAGGACAATCAACCACAAGAGTGCGGTCACTTGAATAAATACCTGAGCCAATCATTGAACCTTCCATTGTATTCTCCTTTTAGTAGTAGTTATTGCGACGGTGAAATGCCCACGCTACCGAAGGCTTTCCATATCGGTGATGAATATACGCTAGCCCTGCGTCAATTTGCAAGGGTGCTGGCACTCGTGTCGAGAGTCCTAGAATCTGAGGAATGCCACCTGCGTGGCTTCCATCCTTTGGGTCTCCTACTTCATGGTTGTAGGCTAGTGAGTTCCAATGGCTCTCAGTATCCCAAAGTTTAACTAGAGCTCTAAACTCGTTGCGTCCTGTCCAGCCATAGTTTTCCATAACAAACTTTGCATAGGCTTTAGCCATGACAGGAGTCCATAATTTATTAGGTAGGTCAGGCGAACACTTAATGCGCTCGGCTAACTGTAATGCCTTAGCCTGTGACGGAAAACCAAAGATAGTAATAATGGTCATGACCACACCAGAAAAAACGGCTATGGCTTTCTGTCGGCTACTCATCAAACTTACCCATAAACTTTTGCTGTGCCAAGATTTCCTCCTCAGTTGGTGCTTGATAGGTTGCGGTCTTCTCTTTCAGGTCTAGCTTTAGGTTATGGATTATGTCCTCCAATTCTCCTATCGAAAACTCTAGGAGTGGTCGGTCGTTTTGGTCTATTGCGTAGCGGATACGGTTTACCGCTTTGTCTAGTATTTCGGTTAGTGCTTCTCGATTTAGCATAGGTGCTCTCTCTTTCGCTTATGGTTGGATTATATTAGCAAGTCGGCAGCCCATCCCGTCAAGCCACGAGCTAATGCGGTGGGTTATTTATTGCCGGGTTTATGGGTAAAAGTCGGCAGCCCAGCCCGTTAAGGCTGGGACTAACGCGGTGCCTAAACTATTTTGGAAAGTTAAGGTCTAGACAAAATTGGCTCATTTGTCTAACTGGTACCCGACACTCAGGCGGGTTGGTAATGTAATTCAGCCAGTAAACGAGCGCCAGTCCTGCCAGTATCGCCAGCGTTCGCCATCGCTTCTGCTTCTTAGTTAGCTTCACTCTCTGCAATCTCCCTTACTATGTCGTTAATACTTCTCGGGTCATCCTCGAGCTTCTGAAGGTCTTCTAGGCACCATTCGCATATGTACCCGCTAAACCTCCAAACGGTCTCGGACTCGGGGTAATCACTTAGGCATTCTTTGCACGTGTTCATTCTTCATCTCCTTCAGGTACGCAAGAGCTCCAGCAGTAAGACTTACCGTCGTTAGTAACCGTGAACGTGCTCTCGTCAGTGTCTGCATAACCGCAGGCGTCACACTGGAGACGGTCGGGCAGTAGTTCGAAGCTCGCACCCGTTGGCTCATCATGGCTCCAGCGGGTCACGTTGCAGTGAACCCCGTTAAAATCTAGTTCAAGGGTCCAGCTTCCCGAGAAGGTAAGCGCATCTAGTAACTCTTTGCGGTTAGCGTTGATGAGCTTATAACCTGAGCGAGACTGCCAACCCATGCGCTTCCCAAGGATGCGAATATGTAACGGGTCACCGTTAGCCTTGCTCCATTCTTCTAGTGCTTCATCGAGCCAGTCCAGCTTATAATCGAAGCATGAACCATCGCACCAGTCAGTAGCTACGGTCTCACGTCCGCATTCATCGCATAGGACCGACTCGGTACCCATGCAGCAGATATCACACACTCGGCACTGGCAATCGCTCGAGAGTTCAAACTTAAACGCTTCTAGTGTGCTCATGCTTAGTAGTTCCCTTCTTGTAAGTTGATTACGTCCTGCGCATAGCGCCAGATAGCAGACTCTTCATCGGTAACCTCTACCGTGGCAGTGTCGAACCAGTCGGAGAATCGGTAAGTGATGGAGTAAATCTCTGCACCGCGGTGCGTAACCTCTAAATAATCTGCAGGACCTCCCCAGCTAAGAGTAATAATCGTCTCTTGGCGAGTGTCTATTCCTAATGCGTACTCGTTAAGAGACTCATAACCTTGTTCAGTCTCTTCGTTGCGTCCGTCGTCAATAAGTGTGAATATGTCTCTTAAGCTTGCTTCAGTGTTAGCTAATGCGTCCGAGATACGCTCGGCGCATGTCTTCTCTTTTGTCTCTTGCATGTCTTCTCTCTCTTTCCTTGTATTGAATAGCCCGTTAGCTACTCACTCCCAAGCCTAGCAGTTAAGCTAGGCTCAGGCGTCAGTGTCTAGCGACTGCCTACCCACGCACCTAGCAGGGACGCACTAAGAATAGCGAGCCAGTAAGTAACCACGAGACCACCTCCCCGCATGTAGGGCAAGTCTTTCCGCGGTACTTGGTAGCAGTATCAAACACCGGACGAGCCAAGCTCGCCAGCGTGTCAGACTCTAGTGCGCAGTCAATATGATAGACCTCTCCAGCGAATGAGTAAGCTTCTAGGCTCATGAGTTCACCGCGTGACGGTCTAAATAAGCTCTGAACCTTGCGCACGTATCTTCTATGAAGCGCAGGAGCTCGTAATCATCCCAAGCGTCCCCGTCCATCTCGTAAGCTTGAGCGATTAGCTCCAGCGTTGCAACGTCGGGACTAGATTCTGCACCTTCAATATATGAAGAGAAGCTCTTCTCGGTCTCGATTATCCATTCAAGCTCGGTCCTAGTAACTGGAGTCATGCGCTCACCTTCTTTAGTAGGTAGCTTATGTCTTCAATCTGGGTCTCTACCCACCACTCATGGTCTAGGTTAAGTTTAAGATTCTTCAGCATCCATTCATAATGGTTTAGCTTCTTAGTTAGTTCATCTTTGGTCATTAGCTCGTAACCGTACATTATGCGACCACCTTCACACGGTCGGCATTCACCCAAACGGTGCCAGAGCCTGCAACTGGAGTCACTTCTAGGCGGTCGGTACCATAGACGCTCTTCACGTCGATAATCTCAACTTCATAAGTCAGCGGGTAAGCGTCCAGCTTTCCTTGCTTACCGATTAGCTTGATTAGTTCTTTCATGCGCTTACTCCTTCGAATGCGAATTGTGAACGGTAGTTTAGGTCATCGGTGGCATTCTCTGCGCACCTTTCAGAGCAGAATAATCCCATCACTTCGAAGCTCTGCCAGTCTAGGAGCTCGGTAGTATTACGGGAGGTCTTCTTCTCGGGGATAATAAGCTCACACCAAGAGCAGGCATAAGCTCCGCGCTCGGTATATTTTAGGCAATCATCTAAGTGCATATTCTCTGAACGATTAGGCATTATCTCTCTCCTTTATCACTAGCGCTCTCTGCGCTTAGTAGTAGTAGTGAACCATAGCAGGGAGCTCATGTCTAATCTATTTCATGTGAAGTACGTCACACCGTGGGAAGGTCTAATCATCTAGTTATTCAGGATGCGAGGAGCTCTTGAAGCTTCCGAGCTCTGCTCTTCTCCTCTCTTCAATAGGTAAAAGGATGCTCTGCGTTCCCAGCTAATTCTCAAAAAGGATGGGAGCAGTCAGGTCTTACCAGTGCGCCAGCTTGTGCATAACTGGCGAGCATAGGCGAGCTTTCCTCTGCTCATCTGAATAATAGTCTGCTCTCGACTGAGCGCCAGAGGAGCGAGGGAGACAGTCATACACCAGACAACCCGCAGAATGTAGACAGAAGCAGGCAGAATGTACAGTCTTTGACCGTAGGGCTTTTAAATCAACGGCGGTTTGTATGTAGTTAGTCCCATTAAAAATTTCTTGGGGTATAGTGACGGGGGTAAACCCCCTCTGACCAGCACTTTTACCTATGCCCCTGCTACCTATTAAAAGAAATAAAAAAAACTTTAGAAAAAAGTGTTCGTTTAGGGCTGTTGAACGGATTAATCTATATAGAGCAGAAAGTATTTATTCGGCAGGTTTTATTACCTGCCTCATACTGTGACAGTAATACAGTCTATATAGTTTTTCAGGCGGCAATAGTCTGCCTAAAATTTGATAATTAAGAACCAAAGGTAACCCCCCAACCGGGCGGCGAGGGTGTGGATAACTAAGGGCGGAACACAATGGCTGGCAAAGGATTTGGTAAAGGCGAGGAGCACTTCCGAGTCAAGGCAGTAGCTGAGGCAAAGGCTAAAGTTCTTGAGGCGGTAGCTCAAGGAGCAACCACCCACCAAGCCATGAACATGGTGAACAAGAAACCTGACACCATCAGGCAGTGGATGACTCGTGACTCCGAGTTTGCTGCAGCCCTCGTAGAGGCAAAGGAACGAGGAGAGTCTCTCAGCCTAGACGGAATGTCTGTGGCTAAGGATGAACTGGGTTTCTCTGAATTTTCCAAAATTTTTTTAGGGCAGACTGTCTTCCCCCATCACCAAGATTGGGTAGACCTGCTAGAGGGTAATGAACCCTCATGGCTTCACCCGTCCATGATTTACGAGCCGGGCGAGAAGAACCGTATCCTATGTAACGTTCCCCCTGAGCATGCTAAGTCAACGGTGGTCACGGTCAACTATCCAACGTATCGGATAGCAATGGACCCAAACGTTAGAATCATCGTAGTATCAAAGACCTTGGTAAAGGCACGAGAATTCGTTTACTCAATCAAGCAGCGTTTGTCTCACCCACGCTATCTCAAGCTCCAGAACGCATATGGACCAGAGGGTGGCTGGAAGCAGGACGCTGACACATGGAAGACAGATACTGTCTACCTTGGAGCCGATGCTCGTAACTCGAGCGAAAAAGACCCTACCCTTCAAGCATTGGGTATGGGTGGTCAGATTTACGGTGCTCGCGCTGACCTGATTATCCTCGATGACTGTATCACCACCTCAAACGCCCATGAGTGGGAAAAGCAGATTAACTGGCTGCAAAAAGAAGTAATCACCCGTCTGGGTAAAAACGGTAAACTTTTAGTGGTAGGAACCCGAATTGCGGCGAACGACTTTTACAAAGAACTGCGTGACCCTAAGCACTGGTCTGGTGGTCGGAGCCCTTTCACCTATATGGGTATGCCTGCGGTTCTGGAATATGCTGATGAACCTAAAGAGTGGAAGACGCTCTGGGAGAAGTCAGATGTTCCTTGGGATGGCGATGAAGACCTCCCAGCAGATGAAAACGGACTTTATTCAAAGTGGGACGGACCAACATTATTTCGGCGTCGTTCGGAAGTTACGCCTAGTACATGGGCTTTGGTCTACCAACAAGAAGACGTCCAAGAAGATTCAGTCTTCCCTCCGACGCTCGTGGCTGGGAGTACCAACGGGGCTAGAAGAGTCGGACCTTTACGACCTGCCGGGATGGGACAAAGAAACGCTGTAGGTCATCCTGAAGTTGTAGACGGTTACACCGTCATCGGTCTTGACCCAGCTATCGCTGGTAAAACTGCCCTAGTAGCTTTAACCTATAACAAAGCGGACGGTAAAATTTATGTACTTGATTGCCTCAATATGTCAGAAGGCACGTATCAAAAGATACGAGCTGCTATTGAAGCTTTCGTTGAAAAATATAAACCCCAAGAAATCCGCATTGAAATCAACGCTTTTCAAAAAGCATTTGAACTCGATGACGATTTACGGAACTGGCTCGCAGGGCGAGGCGTTAGATTTACCAGCCACTTCACTGGCAAGAATAAATGGGATACTTCATTCGGAGTAGCCTCCATGTCGGCTTTATTTGGTACAATGCGGGACGGCAAGTTTCAAGACAACAACATCATAGAACTTCCCTCATCGGAAGGTTCTGAAGGTATTAAAGCCTTGATTCAACAGCTAGTAACTTGGAAGCCTGAAACAAAGTCTGCAACAGACTGCGTGATGGCTATGTGGTTTGCTGTTATTAGAGCCCGTGAGCTGATTACCAGTGGTACTCGTCTTACACCTTATTTAAACAACCGCTGGGCTACCAAGTCCCAGATGGAACAACGATACTCAATCAATCTGGATGATGCTTTTGCAGAGCAATGGACAGATAACTTCGGATAGGAAACTATTATGGCAACACCAACACCAAAAACAACATGGTCAAGTTCAGGACCAGTAAGTGATGGTTCAAAGATGTACCAACATTATGATGACAATGGTAATGTTGTAGGTCAACCATATGACAATAGCGTTGTTCGTCAAGCACCTGATTCAGGGTTTGGTCCTAGTTCACCAGCCAATCAAGTTAAAACACATACTGCTGGTGGAGTTCTTGGTGGAGCACATATGGGTGGGCACTCGGATGTTGCCAAGCCAGCGGCTAAGCCAATGCCTAAGGCTCCAATTAAAAAATCTAAGTAATCTTTCTAAGGACAACTAAGTGCTAACTATTCAAGAGGTTGTATCGCGGGTACAAACCCTGCGCTATCGCAGCACCTCGCGTGATATGCGCAACGGTGACGTCCAAATGGTACGTCAGGGTAAAATCTCACAGGTTTACCCTAACTTCTTCCCAGACGGTATCGACCAAAACGTAGTCGCTAACTTTATTGACATTGTTGCTCGTGACCTTGCTGAGGTTATGGCACCACTGCCAGCTATCAACTGCTCTGCAGTTAACCAGACATCAGACCGTGCTCGCTCCTTTGCTGATAAGCGCACACGCATTGCCTCTAACTACTTCCGTCATTCTGACATGCAAGTACAGATGTACAACGGCGCTGATATGTACATTACCTATGGTTTCCTCCCGTTCATTATTGAATTGGATGAAGAAGCAAAGCTACCCCGCATCAGATTAGAAAATCCCATCGGAGCCTATCCGGAGTTTGACCGCTATGGACGATGCATAGCTTTCGCTAAACGTTACTCATTAACCCTTGGTGAACTGATTGCTCAGTTCCCAGAGTATGAGCGACAAATCCTTGGTCCTGAAGGATACAAGCAGGACCTTAATGGCATGATAGAGATGATTCGCTATTATGACAAAGACCAATCAGTTCTTTACTTACCATCACGTACCAACTTCGTGCTATCACAAGCACCAAACCCTCTTGGTAAAATGATGGTAGTAATCGCACGACGCCCAAGTATTGATGGCGAAATGCGTGGTCAGTTCGACGATGTGCTAGGTATTCAATTACTGCGCAACCGATTTGCTCTATTGGCTATGGAAGCCGCTGAGAAATCCGTTCAAGCACCAATCGTTCTGCCTAACGACGTGCAAGAACTTCAGTTGGGTGGAGACGCAGTTATCAGAACTGCTAATCCTCAAGGGGTAAGACGTGTTGAGCTGACGCTACCGCAAGGAGCCTTCACAGAGCAGTCATTGCTCAATGAAGAACTTCGTGTAGGCGCTCGCTACCCAGAATCACGTACGGGCAACGTCAAGGCATCCATCGTTACAGGTGAGGGAGTGCAAGCTCTCCTAGGTGCATTTGATACCCAAGTGAAGTCTGCGCAAGCTATCTTTACTTCAGCACTTCGTGATGTAATCTCACTCTGCTTTGAGGTTGACGAGAAGATATTTGATGAGTCTAAGACCATCCGCGGCGTTGACGCCGGTTCTCCTTACTCAGTCACTTATACTCCTACTAAGGATATTAAGCAAGACTACTCAGCAGACGTACGCTACGGAATGCTCGCTGGTCTAAATCCAGCTCAAGGTTTAATTTTCATGCTACAAGCACTTGGCGGCAAGTTAATCTCCAAGGATATGGCAATGAGAGAACTTCCGTTCAATGTCAATGTGACGTTAGAACAAGAGAAGATAGAGACAGAAGACTTGAGAGCCGCCCTAATCGGCTCGCTCCAAGCTTCTGCTCAAGCAATACCACAGATGGTGACACAGGGACAAGACCCATCAGAACTAGTTCGTAAACTCGCTGGAGTAATCAAAGCCCGTCAAAAGGGCATTCAAATCGAAGATGCTATTGAAGAAATCTTCGAACCTCAGAATCCTCCTGCTGGTGCTGAAGAACAAGCTGAGCAGTCGCCCGTCCCCTCTGCTCCAGAAGCTCCAGTAGGAGGCGCTCCAGAAGCGGCTCCACAAGGTGGACCTGAGATGGCTGGACCAGCTGGTGCTCAACCAACAATGCAATCACTTTTAGCAGGACTTAATGCAGCAGGAAATCCAACGGGTGGAGTAAACACAAGAACAGTACGCCCGGTTCGTTAAACTAACTAGGGGCGGAAATGACAACTATCATCGGAGTTGAGAATGATGACGGCGTATATGTATACGCTGATAGTCAAGTAACAGATGATAACGGAAAGTTATTTAGCCATCCAAGTATGGTTAAGATTACCGAACGTGGTTCATTTTTAATAGCAGGGGCTGGAGAAATTCTCCCATGCGATGTAATTCAACATGCTTGGCAACCACCAAGACTGACTTCAAGAGATAAGCAAGACCTCTACCATTTCATGGTAGTTAAGGTAGTTCCTTCAATGCGTAAGATTCTGAAGGAATACGGGTACAACTTTGATGAACCCGGTGAAAGTAGATTTCAATTTCTCGTCGCAGTAGGCGGAGAGTTATTTGAATTAGATGATGATTTAGGAATTACAAAAACTGATAGCGGACACTACGCAATCGGCTCAGGTGCTCCTTATGCACTCGGTGCATTGGCATACGGAGCTGACGTAGAAGAAGCTATGGATATAGCAGCAAAGCTAACAGCATTCACATCGGGACCTTACATCGGTAAGACCCAATCTAAATAGGAGGAAACATGGCAGAAAATCGTGGCGGTTACCGCCCAACTGCTCCTCAGAATAACTATGGAGTTTCAGCAACAGGTGGTGCAGGAAACAAAGGCACTCAGGCTCCTAAGTATATTCCGGGACTTCCTTTCGGACAAGGAAAGCAAACCCTTCAACAACAGGGTCAAGCACCTATGGCTGGCAATCCTGCCGCTGCAGCTATGCCTCAAGGACAACCTGCTGCACCTATGCAACCTGTAGTACCTCTTACAGAACCTACAGAACGCCCTAACGAACCTATCACTGCTGGAATTGATATGGGTCCCGGTCCGGGTTCAGAAGCCATTAGAACGGCTCCTACGGCTGCAAACCAAAGCCTTATTAACTCTTTAAATTTACTAAACCAACTGGGAGACAACGCTTCAAATCAGGTTAAGTCTATTCGTAATGCGCTTGCAGCGCACCTGAGTAACCAAAAGCAGGGGTAATTAATGCCAGCATTTGGAAACCCACAAGCTAGTTCTCAGATTGAAGCTCAGAATCTTGCTAGCCGACTAGACCTTTTGCATGCCAATGGGCATGACTGGATGGACCCGGTAGCGCAGACTTCTCTTGCGGCATCTAGTAACGATAACAACACCATGCTTAAGACAGCGGATACTTACCGCAGTGTTTCAAACATGTCTAACGTTAATCCTGACCATGTGCTTTCTTCCAGCATAGTCCCGCAAACTGCGTGGGAAAAAGCAGTATCGTTTTTTCATAACGTTTATCAACATCCACCCGGCACTACTAATGACCTTACATCTATCCAAACTTCTTTACAACAAAAAGGTTATGGAAAAGATTTAGCCGTAGGTACTGTTTGGGATGGTCAATGGTCAAACGCTATGCGTCAATACCATAATGACCAACTAACTGCACCCGGCTTTGGTAACGTATCTGCAGGTAAAGTCCTAGGTAAGACAATGGCTGAAACAATGCCAAGCAACTTCCTGTCTCAACTTGTGCATTTTGTTGAAGCCTTGCCTGCTGAAGCTGTTAAATTTATAGCTGATACAGCCGCTAACCCCGGCGGTGGAGTTGGTGGAGCTTTGCTTGGGTTTTACCCAACAGGCAGAAAACAAGCCGCTGAAACCGCTGCTAGTATTCAAACTGGTGCAGCTAATGCCGCTGCTAATCTTTCAACCGTTGTTCCCGGCATTAATGCTGTAACCAGTAAGTTTAAATCCACTACTGCAGAACAGGTCTTTGCCACACAACGCGGTCGTTCTCTTGATGACGTTTTAAATGTGCTTCAATTTGTTGGAGCTACACATGTAGCTATGGATTTAGCCGCTGGCGTTAAAGGTGTTGGAGTTGCTATGGCTCCTAATGTAGCCGCAGATGCTTCTATTGGTGAAAAGATTGCAGCCGTAACTAAGGCTATTGCTAAGAATCCTACGTCTCTTATTACAAAGAGCCTACCTGAAAACTTTGCTAATACTCCTAGACTTACTGTAGTAAAGAGTCTTTATCAAGGAGGGGCAGCTGAAGGTAAGGGTTCAGGAATCCTGAATGCCTTAAATAAGCTATCTCCTTTCGAAAAGCGAATTCTCCCTGCCTTTGATAATTACATTTCAAAAGATGGTTCTCTTTACTTCCAGTTTAAGAACAAGGTTGCTCAATGGGCTCGTAACCCAATCCGCAACATTGGAGCACAGACTCAAGTAGCTGGTATGAAGTTTGGTCTTTCTTCTCTTGCCACAAGCGAAGCTGAAGATACTTTTGCTAAAGACCCTTCTCAGCCTGTAGATTTGGCACATACCGCACCGTATTCAGGAATCATGGGTACTGGGCTTAATGGTCTTTCTATGCTTGCTGGCTCACCTACTGGCGTAGTCAAGGCTTCTCAAAGTGCTGCTACTACTATTAAGAATTCAGTAGGCGTACTTGAAGATATGCTTGGTCATACCCATATTGACTATGCAATTAAATCTGGTCTAGGCATAGACTTTAATGAGCTTAAGAATTCAGTAGGCGTAGATAAAGCTAGCCATTATATCAATGGCATGCTTAACCAATTTGCTGCTACTCACTGGGCAAAAGCTACAGCTGATGAAGAAATTGCAGCTGGTCAATTAGACCCTTCTAACTTTCCTGCGTTTAAGAAGCGTATGCAAAACCTTGTAGAAGTAGCACAAAATGATGCTCAAATCATGCATGCTGCTCGTACTTCTTTGCTTAATAACCCAAATGAATTAGCTACCTATTTCAAAAAGGAAATGTTTAACTACGCTGAAAAGCGTGTTATCAAAAATGTAGACGGTCCGTTTGAATTAGGACCTAAAGGTAAAGCTCGTTTAATCGAGGGTATCAAGAACTACTACAAGTCCTTTGACAAGATTACTGAAGTAATGAAGGAAGAGAACCGTCACATGTTCTCTGCCGGAAAGCTAGAAGCATCTATTGAAGATGCTCGCTCAGCTGCCATTGCTGACCACTTTGGTAAGACTACCCCTAACTTTGACCCAGCTAACCCAGCTAGCCCTAAGCTATTTCGTATTAGCCGTAAGCCATCTGTGATGAGCCCTACCCCTGATTACCTTTCTCGCAATACCCCATACGGAGAAGGTGTCCCAGCAACGGATGATTACCGTTGGGCTGGTCGTACTGCTCACAATGTTTACTCATTGCAACATGTGCCATTAAATGGACAACCTGCAAAGTTCTTAGACATGAGCCAAAAGGGTAATACCTTATCTATCACAAAGGCTATGCGTGACATCATTGGTGGAAACCAAGGTCGTACCGTTAGTCAAAACATGGCTCGTCAAGAGCTATTGATTGGTGAAGGCAAGCAAAAGACTGTTGAATACAACGCTCTTAGAAACATGCTTAAGGATAGCTTTAGCCATAGCCCACAAGATGTTGCTGATGCTTACCGTAAAGCCCTTGTTGCTGCTGGTCGTTTAGACAAAAAGGCTATTGATGCCCGTGTAAGCGAGCTAGTAAAGACAGCCGTTAATAACAATGGCTACACTGGATTTAAGTATTACGATAACAAGTACGGCTTTCAACATGTTATTAACCCAGACAGAGTTACTGCTGTACGGGCTAACATTGACCCTAAGCTATCTCGTGATAACTTTATTACAAGCAACAACATCAAGAATCACACTGGTCGCGGACAGCTTTCATTTATCAATACTGACACCCTTAGCCGTGACAAGGTACAAGATTTTACAAAGAAGTTCTTTAATCGTTTAGTACAAAACGGTCATAAAGACGATGTGCTTAATGCAGAATCTACCCTTCAACTTGAAGGTAGAAGCGGACAGCTAGCTCCACAGCTTCCTACATTGAGCAAAATCATGGACCCAGAAGATGTAAACATTTGGCAAGATGCTTTCAAGGTAGCTCAACAACTAGGTTGGGACCCAGCGCAAACCAGCAAGTACGATGTCATTGAACTTGTATCTGCTTTATACCGTGCGTCTAAAGAACTTCCTGCCGAGGCTAAGCTTCTTCCTAACGCTAGCCCAGAACTTCAAAAGCTTATAGAAGATATTAAGAACGAAACCGGAATGATTCCTGCTTTAGGCACTGGTATTGGTCACACCTATGAAGCACCTTTGATTCACCCATTGGTGATTGAAGCTCACACAACTGCTGTGCGTAAGGCTGCGAATAACATTGGTTTAGGGCTTGACCCAATCAAGGACCAAAATACCGCATCGGTCCGTCAAGGTATCCGTGCTAATGCTATTGATAAGGCTGCGCTTACAGGCAGAGTTAAGCTTGCTTACAACGATACTGGTTCTCGTATCTTGTCTATCTTATCTCAAGGAGCTAAGACATTAGAGCGAGCTGAAGGCAAGGGTAAAACCTTGACTGAAGATGCTTTAATATCTACAGGTAAAGTAGTTAAGCGTTTACTTACTGTTGGTAGAGACCAACCTGCTATTAATAAGATTTTTAATGAATCTGTAAATGTTGAAGGTATGACATCTGCAGAAATTGCTCAAGCACGAGCAGAGTTTGAAAAGAGCTGGCGTTTAACCAATGACTCCGAGCGCACCATTCGTGACCTTAGCCCTCGTCAAATGGTTAGAATCCTTACACAGCCAGTTAATCCTGAGAGCTCATTAGATTTAGGCTTTGAAACACCACGCTATACAAAACAAGAAGCATGGAATATCGTTCGTACTCTTCTTGCTGCTGATGCCAAGATGCCTGCCACCTATGTAGGTCTTGGCAAGGTTGAAGATATGCTTCGTGCCTCAGGTGCTATTGCCTCTGATGGTGCAGCTTCTTTCCTAGGTAAAGTACCTTTACTCAGGAACAAGAACATTGACAAATGGGGTTTATGGAACATAACAGCTTCTTTGCCAGCTGACTTAGTTCACCTTCGTGACCGATTCCGTTTTGATTTAAACCCATTGTTTGGTATGCGCCGTATGGTTAAGACTAACCTAAAGGCAGCCCTTGAAGGTGTTCCAGTATCTTCTAGTCCATATCTATCGCTTCTACGCCAAGACAAGCTTGATAGTGCTAGAGCTATTCTTGCTCGCACTATGCCTGAATACTACAAGAGTCTTCATGGTTCAGAGGAATTAGATAAGACACTAGCCCAAAACGATGTGTTTAACTTTTATAACCCAATCCATAATATGATGTGGCAAGCACAACATCTAAAGGAAATGGGCTTGACTGATGCTGAGATAGCTAAAAAGCTTGAGCGCATTAACACTTACGGTGACCGCACAGGTTTTGAAAAGTCTATCGCTACAGTCTTTTATCCTTTCTCTTTTAACAAGACTTTGTACCGTAACATCGGTGGCTATCTTCTAGATAACCCGGGCAAGGCAATGCTTACCAATGTTGGTCTACAACTATGGCAGCACGGTACAACCATTAACCCAAACATCCCGGTTATTGGCGGAAAGCACATAGCTTTCAATGAAAACAATGCAATGGGTAAATGGCTTGATGAGCATTTTCCATTAATTACAGAACTTAAGAAGCTTAATGCTTTTGACCACGGTATTGGCTTAGGTCAACTTGGTGGTATCAACGCTCCTTATCTTCAAGATGTAGCCAAGTTTAAAGACTTTATGAATATGTTTGGACCACAAGCTGTAACTCCTCAAAATGCAGCAAGCATGAGTACGCTACTAAAGCAGCTTATCCCTGCATGGTCAGAGATTAATTCTCTTCTATGGGGTCGTAATGCTCAAACAGGTGAAAGCCAATTTGGTCAAGGAGCACTTCCCGGCACTCTTCGTGCTGGATGGTATGAGCTGAAGAACAAGGGTCAACACTTTGCTGATGATATTGCTGGGCGTCATAGAGACATCACTGGCTATCAAGAGACAATGGTTCCTACAGCACAGCAACAAGCTGGTATGGATTTTGTTACCTCCGCAAAGGGTGTACTTGCTGGACATATTTTAGCTGGAGATACATGGGATTCAATTCCTAATGCTCCTGCTGATTTGCTAGGTCAAAAGATTAACACCACAAGTATTGAGCAATATGCCAATATTTTATACCCAGCTTATATTCCGGGTGCTTCAGTATCTAAGGGTCTTGCCAAAGCCTCAGAGGTTAGAAACATTATCTCTTCTATGAAGGGTGATTCTACTTATTACGATGCTTACAAGTCATTCTACGACCAAGCTGAATATGTATTAGCAATCCTTAAGAGAAGCAAGGACTACGCAAAGATTTCTGATTTATCAGAACAAATGCGTACCAAGGCTGTGTTCATGGCTGAACACGACCCAAGATTTATTAACTTCTATAACAAATTCTACGCTTCGGCGCTCGGTCCTATTGAGAAGGTGAAGTAGTGAAAAAGGAAACCAAAGCCAACGTTGGCAGCAATAGTAAAAGCAATGCTGTTTTATCTGGTCTAAACCAAGGCGGCACCATTGGTGCTAGCGGTAGTAACCCGGGCATTGGTACTGCAAAAGCATGGGCTACTCAACCTGTTAAAAATGATTATGGTTTTAAGGATGCCAATGGTAAGCCTTACGGACCCACCCTAACAGGTGCTCAATTTGATTCTGCTATTCAAGATACCAAGAATAACGCAGAAGCTATCAATGCTGCCAAAGAAGCATTTCCTGCTTATATTCATCAATACACCGGCGTAGCTATTTCAAAAGCTGGAACCATTACTGGCGCAGAGGCAAAAGCACTACAGCAATTTGCTCAAAAGCAAGCTACTTCTGGTCAAGCTTTTTCATTCCAACAAGCTGCTGCTGACATACAAGCTGGTAATGCAAGCACTAGCCTTTCTTTTCCTACAAACTATACCAACACAAGCTATGACCAACCTAATGTTAATGCTAGCAATAAAGTAGTTAATGATTTATTCCTTAACTTCCTTGGTCGTGGTGCTACAGATGCTGAGCTTAAAGCCTATGCTACTAGCTACCTTAATTATGCTAAAACAAACCCAACAAGCCAAACTGTTGGACAAAATTTTTACACCCAAACAGATATAGGCAGACTTAAAACTAGTCAAGCATCTACATCTGTTACCACTGGTCTTGATGAGAAAGCCTTTGTTGAGAATCAAGTTCGAAACTCTGGTAATTACAACGCTTACACAGCAGCATCTACTGCATTTGATTTGATGCAGAAGCTAGCTGCTTCTAACCGAGCAGGAGTATAATGGCTGGCAAAAAAACACCTCCTTCTACAGCTGCTTCCACCTCAGCCAATACCGCTGCAGGCGGATTGCTTCAAGGCATAGATGTAACTAATACTGTTCTTAAGAATGACTTTGCTGGAGCCTATGCTTTCTGGACACAAGCTGACCAGAACATGGTTGACGAAAACGGCGCTACTATTGCGCCTAAGTATTCTCTTCTTGATGCTCTCAATGCATCTATCAAGGGTAAGTATCTACAGGCTGCTGACCCAACTCTTTTCTTCAATGAACTAAAGAAGACTGATTGGTACCAAAAGTTTTCAGGTCAAGGGCTATTGGCTGCTGATGCTTTCTACAATAACAACCCTCAATATCTTAAAGACTTACAAAACCGTAAAGATATAATTACTGCTCAGGCTGCAAATGCCGGATATAAGATTTCAGATACTGTTGCAAAGGACCTAGCTACTGGTTCTATGTACACAGCCTATGACCCACAGGCTTGGTCTTCGTATCAAAAGGTAGGGCTAAACAAGGCTATTGCCGAAGCTGCTTCTCATTATAATGTCCCACTTACTGGTGGCACTGGAGTACAGAACGAGCAAACCCTTCGCACCTATGCTCAAGACATGGCTGGCTATTACAGCAACCAATGGTTCACCGATGCTGCTAACACCATCAATGACCCAACAAGTCAGATGAACTTAGAAGGTTACAAAAAGATTATTCGTGACCATGCTATGACTCAATATGCTGGCTTTGCTGACCAACTTAACAAGGGTATGACCGTTCGTCAAATTGCTGACCCATATGTACAGCAAATGTCTAACATCCTTGAGATTAGTCCAGAGAACATTGACTACTCTAAAGATGGCGCAATCCAACAAGCACTTGGTGCTGGCGGAAACCAACAACCAAAATCTATGTGGCAATTTCAACAAGACCTACGCAAAGACCCACGTTGGCAATACACCAATAATGCTAGAGATAGCGTTACCTCTATTGCTCATGGCATCTTGAAAGACTTTGGAGTGATGAGCTAATGGCACTTACAGCAGCACAGAAAGCAGCGATAGCCAAGGCTAATGCAGCAGTTGCAAAAGCTGATGCAGCAGCAACCAAAGCCGAACAAGCAACTGCAGCAATGGATACTACTCCTTACAACCCTCTTAATTCAAATATGTATGTTGCAGCTACTGGAACAAGCGCTGGCACGGTTGTACCCGGAGCGCCGGGATATGTTGCAGGTGGTAACACTGGCGGTGGTAACACTGGCGGTGGAGGTCAACAACAGCAACAAGTTCCTCCTACAAAGAGCGTGTCAAGTGTTATTACCTCTGTTAACGCAGCAGGTTACGATGTAACCACAACTTATTATTCAGATGGAACTAGTTCAAGTACTACCTCATCTACCCTTGATGTTGGGGTACAAGGGCAACGCCAAAGCGTATTTGATACTGTAACCAAGCTGTTTACAGATACTGGTCTTCTTAAGACTGACCCAGCAACTGGCAAGCTAGATGCTGTATCTCAGTCTTTGTCTGACACTATTAAGTCCCTTGCTATGTCTGGCTCTAGCCAAGACTCTGTTAGCCTAGCGCTACAACAAACTGATGCTTACAAAGCTCGCTTTGCTGGTAACACTTTGCGTCAAGCAGCTGGTCTAAATGTACTTGACCCGGGAACTTACTTAGCACTAGAAAACCAATACACAAGTATTCTTAAATCAGCTGGAGTTCCAGCATCTTTTTACAACTCTCCAGCAGCATTGGGTAAGTTAATTGGCAATGACCTTTCACCTACCGAGGTACAGGCTCGTGCTGATATGGCAGTAGCCAGCGTTCAAAACGCTGACCCTTACTACACAACAACTTTGAAGAACTACTATGGTCTAAGCCAAGGCGATATGGTTGCCCATCTATTAGACCCTAAGACCGCTACTTCGCTTCTACAACAGCAAGTAGGTTCAGCACAGATTGGTGCTGAAGCTGCTCGTCAAGGTTTATCTGAAGCCGCTGCCAATGCTCAAGCATTATACGCAGCAGGTGTAACTCAAGCTGGAGCTCGTACTGGCTTTGGCAATGTAGCCCAAGCACTACCGGGCGGACAAATGCTTTCGGGTATCTATGGCGCACAGACTGGTATCAACTATGACCAAGCTAAAGCCGAACAACAATACCTTTACAACAGCGGTTCTGCTGCCCTTGAGCAACAGAAACTTATTGACCTAGAAAAGAGTCAGTTTGCTGGCAAGTCAGGCATCGTTGGTGCCACTGCTCAGACTGGTTACTCAGGCTCACTTGGAAAGTCTATCCAAGGACAGTTCTAAATAAAATCCTGCACGAATACACCGGTGTCGTTGCAGAGTAATTAAAACCGGTAGCAAGAGCCACCCTGTTTCCCCGAACAGTCAGTGAGGCTTGCGATACAACTAACAGAATGGGAGAACGGTTGCTATGAGCAACACCGATTGGGACGATGACGATGACTTCGATTTTGAAGACACCAACAATCAACAGCAAGAAGCAGGTAACGACAATCTAGTCAAGCAGCTTCGCAAGCAGTTGAAACAAGAGTCTCGCAAGAACAAAGAAATGCAAGCTGAGTTCGAAGCTATTCGCAAAGAACGCAGTGAGCGTATTGTCAAGGACGTCCTTAATCAAAAGGGTGTAAATCCAAAACTTGCACGATATGCATTAAAAGACCTAACCGACGTTAACGAGGATGCCGTTGCAAAATGGCTCGATGATAACGCCGAGGATTTTGGTGTGTCCGTACAACGTGAGATTGACCCTCAGCAACAAGCAGACCTAGCGGCTTTACGCCAACAGGACATTGTTACTCAGGGTGCATTGACACCCGGGAAGTCCCAGAATGCTGAGCAGATGCTCAACGACGCTACTAGCGCCGATGAGATTATCCGCATGATTCAGTCTGGGCAATTTTAACCAACCGAATCTAACATCCTCATAAGGAGGTGCAATAATGGCAAATAACGCATACACAACCACAGGGTCATCGACTCTTGGAGGTACAGTTGGCGCAGCTGGTCTAGTCCAAAAGGCTTATGACCGTCTAGTCGAGTTCCAACTTCGTGCGCAACCTCTTATCCGCAACGTTGCAGATAAGACCCCTGCTCGTCAGGCTATGCCGGGTTCCTCTGTTGTATTGCAACGTTACGTTGACCTTACTCAGAACACAGCTACTCTTACAGAAACTGTGGACCCAGATGCAGTAGCATTGGCTACCCCAACATACACAACCATTACTCTTGCTGAGTATGGTAACGCAGTACTAGTAACACGTGCATTGGAACTATTCAGCCTTGCTGACGTAGACCCAGCCGTTGCTAACATCATTGCGTTCAACATGGCTGACTCAATCGATACCGTTGCTCAAACAGCTCTTGCTGCAGGAACAAACGTTATCCGCCAAGGTGGTCGTACATCTTCAGCCACAATCACTTCTTCAGATACCTTCAACTCAGCAGCAGCTCGTAAGGCTGTAGCTAAGCTACGCACCAACAAGGCTATCCCTCGTAAGGGTAACCTATACTGGGCAGGTATCCACCCAGAAGTTGCACATGACCTTCGCGCCGAAACCGGTGTGGGTTCATGGCGCCAACCACACGAATACCAAGCTAACGCTGAAATCTGGGCGGGAGAAATTGGTTCGTACGAAGGTGCATACTATGTAGAATCACCTCGTCTGTTCGCAGACAAGAAGGGTGCTGACCAAACAACATCTTCAACAACAACAACTGCAGCAGCTGCATCAGGAGCTACAACTCTTGCTCTAACAGCTGTTACATTCCAAGTTGGAGACCGTCTATCAGCTACAGGTCTTGCTACTTCAGGCGTACAAGTTACAGCAATCAACGGATTGACAGTAACAATCGATACCCCAGTTCTTTCAGCTGGTGTTACATCAGGTGCAACAGTCACAATCACACCTGAGACAAAGGTATTCAACACATACTTCGCTGGACAACAAGCATTGGCTGAAGCCGTTGCTGAAGAGTTCCACGTCGTTATCGGACCAGTTGTTGACAAGTTGATGCGTCACCGCCCATTGGGTTGGTACGGCGTTGCAGGTTGGAACATCTACCGTGACGAAGCGCTATACCGCGTTGAATCTTCATCTTCAATCGATTACTAATAATTGACTGACTGCAGGGCTGGGCTAGTCCCAGCCTTGTGGTAAGTCCATTAAGGAGAAGCATGAACAAGTACTACTTCACAACACCTACGACCTCTGAAGGTCCAGCAGGTGGCGGACGTCTGTTCATTCGCTTCCGTCTAACCCGTGGTATTACCGTATACCGCCAAGCTGGACAATGGCATGAGATTCGTTACCCTACCGAAGACCAGACTGGTGCAGCTGACCCGGGCTATGTCTTTAAGGGTGGCTACAAGAACTACATAACAGCGCAACAAAGGACTGAACTTATTGCTGCTGGTTATGGCAACTACCTTTCAACAGAAACAACCCTGACAAAGCAAGCTAACTCAGGAACAACAACTTTAACTGTGGCAGATACCTCTGGTATCTCTGTAGGCAATCATGCCTCTGCCCCAGCCTTAGCACCGGTGGCAATTACTAGCATCGGAACTAACACCATCACAATAGCAACTCCTACCCCAGCACAAGCACTATTTGTAGGAGATGTAATAACAGTATCAAAGTAGGGACGGTTTATGGATAAATGTTTAGAAGACGGTCATATCACCAAGATAGCTGAAATGGAATACCGTTTAGAAGATGGCGATGTTAAGGAGTATGTAACCCTATACGGTTGCACTCGATGTGATGCCACATCTCCCACAATCTGGGAAGACTTTGGAGTAGTCAAGAAAGTCATTGACCACAGCAACTGCTCATACGACCCATGCTTTGGATGTAAGGCTAAGACCCTACAGCTAGCAACTGGAGATGCTGCAGGTCACATTATTCAATCAGGTACTACTCAGAAGAAGTGGGACAAAGAACTGGAATTCTACAGGCAAGCTCGTAAAGATGGCATCCAACCGGAAGGCACATCTACCGCTGCTGTAGAAAAGGCATATCAAGCCTCAGAGGTTTTAAACAAAGCCTATGACGGCGGCAAGATGCCGAAGGCTAAAGCTATTAACAAACAAACAGCAGAAGTAATGAAAGAAATAGGGGCAATTTAATGGCAATGCACAACGACAAAGCTCAAGACGCCAAGGTTATGAAGGGCATGAAGCCTGCTCAAAAGGCAGCCTTTAAAAAAGCTGACACCAAGATGGATGTTAAGAAGCCTTCAGCTAAGGCAGACATGAAAATGGACAAGGCGCTTGCAAAGCGCATCATGAAGAAAGGCAAATAATTATGTGTACAGAATGCGGATGTCAAGATACAGCAGTAACAATTAAGGCACCAGTTAGAGTTGCGAAGGGTCAAGATGCTTCAATCATCAAAGGCTTCGACGTACCACCCCCATATGGAAAAGGAAAATAAAAATGGCAGATATGCTAAACCCAAAGACTCGTAGCTCAGCTACTGATGTCTCATCAGTAAACAAGGCTGACTTCCACGGTGGAGTCGCGCCAGCAGAAGCACCAATGTCAGCACCACGCACAGGCGTAGTCGGCATGGGACCTTCAGAAGTAGTACAAGGTATCTACGTACAACCTGAAGCAGGTCGTGCTAAGTAATGCCAAATAGAATCCCAACACCGGGTATCCCTGCGGTTGGCGTTCGTAAAGCTGCTACAGATAATGCAGCAGTAAACGTCAAAGACCATGGAACAGTAGGCGGAAAAGTCAAAGGCTCTCCAGCTAAAGGTCCTACAGCTTTTAGCAAGGTAGTTAAGTAATGCCTAAGGGCATGGGCTTTGCAGCCGCACAAAAATCAATAGCAAAGAAGCAAGGCATTCCTATGAAGAATGCTGGAGCTATCTTAGCAGCAGGTGCTCGTAAAGCATCACCAGCTGCTGTAAAGGCTAACCCAAACCTAAAGAAGGTTTCTGGAGTTAAAGCCAAAAAAAATAAGTAATTGAACCCCTGCTCTCCACGTGCGGGCAGGGTTTCTTAAGTAAAGGACGGAACAATGGCTAGTTCACCAGCATGGCAACGCAAAGAAGGCAAATCACCTACGGGTGGATTAAATGCAAAGGGACGTGCATCTGCTAAAGCTCAAGGTTCAAATCTAAAGCCACCTGTTAAGTCTGGTGATAATCCACGCAGAGCAAGTTTCCTTGCTCGCATGGGTAACATGCCCGGACCAGAGCATAAACCAAATGGTGACCCTACTCGTTTATTGCTATCACTTCAAGCATGGGGTGCATCTTCTAAAGCTGATGCCAAAAAGAAAGCCGCTGCTATTAGCGCAAGAAACAAGGGTAAAAAATAATGGCTAAAAAAGTCTGGGAAACACCTAACCCTAAGAAGAAATCAACACCTTTAACATCATCGCAAAAATCCTCAGCCAAAGCTGCAGCTAAGAAAGCTGGCAGACCTTATCCAAATCTTGTAGACAATATGAGGGCTGCACAAAAGAAGGGCAAATAATGGCTATTATTAAAATTCAAGGACAAACCCACAAGGTCACCAAGACAGCGAGTGGCAAAATTGTCGTAAGCCATCCTTCAGACCCTAAGAAAACTTATGACCTTACAAAGCTTCGTGGTGCTAAAACCATTGAAGCAGGGGTTGAGTCAGTAAAGAATTACCACAAAAAGAACCCAGTCAAGAAAGGCAAGTAATGGCTACATACGGTACCGCAACTTACAATGGTACGACATACACATTGTATGGACGTCCGGGTTCAACGCTCATTGATGAGCTGAATCGTCTTGCCAATGGTGGAAACTATCCAGCATATACTTCATACCTTGATGCCCAAGGTGCTGCCAACAAATGGGCAGGAACAACAGGTAAGGCAATCCTAGGAGCGCTTAACTATAAAGCTAGCTCTACTCGCCAAGCACCTGCTTACAAAGAATTCAATGCAGTTTGTAATGAACTAGCTAATACCGCAACCACTGCCGACAAATACCTAGAAGCGGTTACCGCATTAAGGACCCTTGCCTCCTAATGACAACTACTCTTGCAGATTTAATTAACGATACACAGCTTGACATTCAGGGCTTTACCTACCGTCAAGACCGTCAGACTTATCTAACACAGCCTTGCACCTCTGGAGACTTAGTTCTCTATGTAGCTGCCACCGATAACATCGGCAAAGGCATCATTGAAATTGACGAAGAAATGATGTGGGTTGATTCCTATGACCGTCAAACTAATACTATTACTATTGCCCCATTTGGTCGCGGATACAATTCGACAGCGGTTAGCCCTCATTCGCTTAACGCTAAAGTTGTCATTACGCCCACCTACCCACGAATAGCGGTAATGCGAGCTATTAACGATACAGTTAATGCGGTATATCCAAAAGTGTTTTCAGTAGGCGCAACAGACTTTAGTTTCTTAGCTTCTCGTACAACTTATCAGGTTCCATCAGAAGCAATTCAAATTTTACACATGGCATGGCAGACCGTAGGTCCTACCAAGGAATGGCTACCAATTCGTCAATGGCGTTGGGACCCATTAGCTGATACAGCTTACTGGGGTGTCTCATCTCCAGACGGAGTATCTTCAGGATACAGCCGTACCGTATCTGTTTACGATAACGTCCTACCGGGACGTACTATCCACTGCGTATATGCCAAGCAACCTACGCCAATGACTAACGAAACAGATAACTTTGAGTCAGTTACGGGACTGCCTTCATCTATGCGAGATGTAATTATCTACGGTGCTGCAGCCCGTTTAACATCTTATGTAGACCCTGCTCGTATGTCTATTACCTCTGCTGCCGCAGATGAGTTTGATTCCAAGCGTCCTTATGGCACTGGTATCAACGTAAGCAAGAACCTTATGCAGATGTATATGCAACGTCTTGAAGAAGAATCATTAAAGCAAAAGCTTCAGTTCCCCGCCCGAGTCCACTACAGCCGATAGGTCGATAGATGACACCAGTAACACGCAAATACTCATCCCGGTCCCAACAGACCACGCTCACGGGTTCAGTAACCTCTGGAGCCACAGTGCTACCAGTGGCTTCTGCAGCCGTTCTTATGCCCGGCATTACCCTTGCCGCTGGTCAAACCTTTACGGTTGTTATTGACCCAGATACTGCCCTTGAAGAAATCTTAGATGTTACGGCATCCAGCTCTACAACCCTTACAGTTACTCGTTCTCGTGACGGCTCATCAGCGGTAGACCACTCAGCTGGCGCAATCATTCGCCACATGGTTATTGGTCGTGACCTTCAAGAAGCCAACACACACAGCATTACCTCTACTGGAGTGCATGGGCTTACAGGTACTGTACTTGGCGATAGCGATTCTCAAACAGTTTCTAACAAGACTTTAGGCTCTGACCTAGCAGCTGGTGGTTACAAGATTACTGGTCTTGCTAACCCAGCTAGCAACCAAGATGCAGCAACTAAGTACTATGTAGATGGCAACATCTCTACAGGTGCAACCAACGCTGCAGCTGCTGCTACATCTGCTACCAGTGCTGCTACTTCAGCCACCTCTGCTGCTAACTCAGCATCGGCTGCTTCAACTTCAGCAAGCAGTGCATCTACCTCAGCTTCTTCTGCTGCAACTTCAGCATCTAGTGCAGCCACATCTGCTACATCTGCTGCTGCTTCTGCTAGTGCTGCTTCAGGTGCTGCATCGTCTGCAACCTCTGCCGCTACCTCAGCGACAAGCGCTGCAAACTCAGCAACCGCTGCAAGCACATCAGCCACAAGCGCAGCTAACTCTGCTACTGCAGCTTCAACTAGCGCTACAAGCGCTGCTGCATCGGCTACATCAGCTGGCTCTTCAGCAACTACTGCTAGCAACTCTGCTGCAGCTGCTGCTACCTCAGCATCTTCAGCCGCTACATCGGCTTCATCTGCTGCAACCAGCGCTTCATCGGCTGCTACTTCCTACACGGCAGTGGTTAACCAAACTGGTTCAGGTATCGTCCGTGACATGGGTCTCATCAGTGACCCTGATACAACCACCGGTACTTATGTAAGCATTGCGACCCTTACAACCCAAGCACAGACCTCTGCAACTTCGGCTGCAACCTCGGCTAGCTCGGCAGCAACCTCAGCGTCTTCTGCCCTTACAAGCCAAACTGCGGCTGCTACGAGTGCAACCAGTGCC